GGCACACTGAAAGCCGTTGCAGGAACCAGAGTGGTCGGAACAGCCACATCCACAGACGAATTCGTTTCCGACTGTACTTTCGTACCACCTGTAGGCTAATAATTACTTAGGAGGATAGAATCCCATGAATAACAACACAGGATTTCAATTTAAATCGAGAGAGCTTAAACTGCTGATTGCAGACAAGGAATTCGTAATAGATCTAGCTCAAGAAGGCGCTATTGATGCCCTTCTTGATGTTGGTTCGGAGGCAGTTTCTAAGGCCGCAGAACTAAAGAAAATCCCTATCACAGGTACAGCGGAAGAAAAGGCAAGGAAGTCACTGGATGTGATTAACCAGGCCGGAATCTTCACTCTGGAGGCAATTGATAAAATGCTCGGCGAAGGCGCGGTAGACAAGATTTTCGAGGGTAGAAGGAAAGATTACTATGACGCTATGGATGTCTTAGATCATGTTGTCTCGAAAGTTAAACAGGCAAATGCAGACATGATGGCAGAAAGGTCTTCCCAGTACTCAAATAGGGCTCAGAAACGAGCGGCAACGAAAAAGAAAAAGGCATGAGCATAATCATTGATGCATTGCCGGAAACGGTGATGCTGGGCGATGAAGAGTTCGAAATCAATACGGATTTCAGGGTATCCATCTTATTCCACATGTTATGGCAGGACAGAGATCTTGAAGTGGAACACAAGGTGGCTGAAACCCTGAATCTATACTATCCGGAGCCTGTGCCAGATGAGCTTAAAAAAGAAGCCCTGAGACAGGCACTCTGGTTCTACAGGGCAGGCAAAGAAGAAGAGAAGGAGAATAATAAGTCTGACGGTGAATCTGGTAACACCGGAGGAGCGATTTTTTCGTACGATCAAGATGACGATTATATCTATGCTGCTTTTATCGAGCAGTACGGTATAGATCTTGCGGAGGATGATCTCCACTGGTGGAAATTCAGAGCACTTTTCAGGAGTCTAAGTGACAGCTGCAAGATAAGTAAGATTATGAGCTACAGATCTACAGTGATCACATCGGACATGCCGAAGTCGGAACAGAAATTCTACAGAAAAATGAAACTTCTATATGCCCTGCCTGACAACAGAACCGAAGAAGAGAAGGAATCTGAATTCGCTGAAATGCTCGGCTTCTAGGAGTTCGCATGGCAGAAAGAAAAGAAGAAAAGAAGTGGTATGTTTGTCCCCATTGCGGGAAGAACTTACTCAAATACAATCCACAGATGGCTAAATCCGAGCGGGTGTACCTGAAGTGCAAGAACTGCAAGGAAGAAGTCGAAATAAAGATAGATTAGGATGAGAGCCTCTGAGCCAGTATCCTCACACAACCTATAAAGGCAGGTGAGATATATGGCAGCAGACGGCTCTTTACTCTTTGATACCAAGCTTGATGATTCCGGTGTCCGGAAAGGTCTAAGTAAACTCAACAGCATAGGTACAACCGCACTTAAAGGAATCGGAGTGGCTACAGCCGTAACTACAGCCGCATTAACCGCCTTCGGGGTCTCTGCGATAAAAGCAGGCAGTGAATTCTCGGCCCAGATGTCAAGAGTGCAGGCTATCGCAGGCGCCACAGGAGACGAACTCAAAAGACTCAATCAGCTTGCTATCGATCTAGGAGCAGAAACAGCATTCAGCGCATCAGAGGCAGCCGCTGGCATGGAGAATCTTGCATCCGCAGGTTTCTCTGTGAATGATATCATGTCGGCTATGCCTGGTCTATTAGACCTTGCAGCTGTATCCGGAGGAGACGTTGCCAATGCATCTGAAATCGCTGCAAGTGCTTTGAACGCTTTCGGGCTTGAAGCTACTGAAGCGGGGCATGTGGCCAATGTATTCGCAAGAGCAGCCGCTGACACAAATGCAGAAGCACTCGACATGGGAGAGGCAATGAAGTATGTTGCGCCTGTAGCTAAAGCTATGGGATTATCCCTGGAAGAGACCGCAGCATCCATCGGTATTATGTCCGATGCAGGTGTCAAGGGTGGACAGGCCGGTACAGCACTGAGAGGTGCTTTATCAAGACTGGCTAAACCTACCAAGATCATGAAAGAGACCATGGATGAGTTAAGCCTGAGTTTCTACGATGCAGACGGCAATATGCTGCCGCTGGCTGATACGATCGCAATGCTCCAGGACAAGACAGCAGGTCTCACCCAGGAGCAGAAGAATAATGCACTTGTAACTCTATTCGGTCAGGAATCTCTATCGGGTATGCTTGCACTCATCGAGGCGGGCCCTGATAAACTGGATGCCCTGACAGGCTCTCTGATCAATTCTGACGGCGCTGCAAAGGACATGGCCAATACCATGCTTAACAATCTGCAGGGCGCACTGGAAGAGCTGAGCGGCTCATTTGAAACACTGCAGATCACAATCTTCCAGTCAGGTGAAACCCCACTCAAGGAGCTTGCGGAAAAAGGCACGGAATACATCAACCGACTGACAGAAGCCTTCTCCGGAAAAGACAAGATGATTGCTGACATGGAAGCCATCGGCATGACAGCCCAGGATATGGGCTTTGATGTGGAAGAGGCATCCGGAGGCTTCGAGAAGCTCGCAGAAGAGGCCATGGTCATCGTTGAAGAGATGCTCAATGGCTTTATAGACAGCTTACCGATGATAATGGAAGCAGTCGGCACGATGATGTCCAACATCGGTATGGCCATCGTGGAGCGAATCCCTGACCTGATCGTTATGGGAATCGATATCGTGATGAGTCTGGCCACTGGTATAGTCTCAGCCTTCCCTCTTATCCTGGATGCAGGGTTTAAAGCGATACAGGCACTGATTGACGGAATCCTTGAGAATCTACCGCAGATCATCACCATGGCCATGAGTCTCATAAAGACTTTAGCGGATGGACTGATGGAGAATCTGCCGATGATCATCCAGGGTGGTATGGATATCCTCTTAGGATTGCTTGAGGGTATCACTGAGATGCTGCCAGATCTGATCACTATGGCCATAGACCTGGTGATCCTGATCGTTGATAACCTGATTGATAACATAGATATGCTTGTAGATGCAGGCATAGAGATCATCTTTGCTCTCATAGACGGAATCATCGAAAACCTGCCGAAGCTCATAGAAGAAGTACCACGAATCATCAATGAGTTCTCCGATGCGATCTACAGGCAATTTCCGAAGCTTTTAGAAGCCGGTATAAAGATGCTCGTAGAGATCGGAAAAGGTCTCATAAACGCGATACCTACTATCCTTGCAAATGCCGGACAGATCATCACTGCAATCATAAACGTGTTTACCCTGGCTAATATGCTCAGCGTAGGTAAAGGCCTCATTACTCGTATGGGTGATGGAATCAAGAGCATGGCCACTTCGATGTTCCAGTGGGTCAGAGGGTTCGGAACCAATATCATAAACTGGTTCAAGGGAGTCTTATCCGGAAACGGAGTCTTAGGAATCGGTAAGAATCTTGTCATCGGTATCTGGAACGGTATCAATAGCGCTAAAGACTGGGTCCTCGGAAAAATCAAGGGATTCGGTGGAGCAATCCTCAGTGGAATCAAGGGTATTTTCGGAATCAACTCCCCGTCTAAAGTAATGGATGAAGAAGTAGGTAGATTCCTCCCGCCAGGAATCAGCAGAGGATTTGAAAAGGCGATGCCAGATCTGCAGAAAGATGTAGACCACGAACTTGAAGATCTTACATCCGAGATGGAATACACCGTGAATGCGGAAGCTGGGAAGATGGGTGCAGTCGTTACAAGCGGAACATCCACAAGACTCAACGAAGAGACCAAGGCTAGAGCAGAAGAAGGCACTGGTGACAGATACGTAATAGAGGTCCCTGTAGTGATTGACGGCAAGGAAGTCGGAAAGACAACCGCGGAGTTCTCGTCACAGGAACTGGAGAAGCAGAAAAAGAGGAGGAAGTAACATGTACATCAATGACATACCGCTCAGCGATTACGGCGGGAAGCTTTTAAAAAGAGTGATCTCCTCCCCCGATATCGGTCTATCCACCTTCTGGGCGAAGAAGGCACTACGGCCTCACATAAGTAAAGATATCGGATACTACTATAAAGAACTGAAGATGGAGATCGAGCTGAAAGGATCTCCACAGGAAATACAGATAAACAAGAGCAGGCTCATTAAGGCGCTTACGAGCGCCTCTGTGGCCTTTGGGAAACTGGAGCATAATTACACTGGCGTGATTGATTATGCTGGCACAGGCGACCAGGTGAACGGATTTGAAGTGTTGAAAGTGGACATGCTTGTCTACGAACATGAGGATGAGCAGATACTTGAGCTCAATCAGACCGATATCAGCACGATCTATCTTGAGAGCAATCATGAAACACCTGTAATTCTTGAGATACTGCCCACGAACCATGTGGCCAGTGTAACCATCACGGGATTCGGAAGAGATATTATCTTGAAAAATCTGACCGCGGGAGTACCTGTGATCATTGACGGAGAAAAAGGAATCGTGACAGAAAATGAGATGAACAAATGGAATGATTATGACTCCTGGGGGTTTCCTGAATTGGCACCAGGAGAAAATGATATAGCCCTGTCTGAGGACACTCTTGATATTACTGTGAGATTCAGCCCTCGATGGGCGTAGGAGGGATTTTATGCTGAAAATATATAATGCTTCCGGAGATCACATAGCGAACCTTGACAAGTACGAAGACCTCATGATTGAGGAAGAAGTAAGTCAGATGAATGTGCTGCACTTTGATATCCCTTTAGATCTATCATATCTTATCGAGCATGAAGGATATGTGGAAGTCGAAGGGGATGGAAAGTACGTCATCAAAGAAAAGAATCTTAATAAGGACTTTTATGAGATTGTTGGAATGTACGATCTGGAAGAGCTGCAGGAGTACATTGAATCAAAGGCCTATGTCTCTCTGACCGCTCAACAGATGATGGATGATCTGCTTACAGGAACCGGATGGAGTTTTGAAACATCGGACGATAAAGTCAGGACTGCCACGGGTGTAACAATAGACAGACTGGACCTGATCTATGTGATTTTGAGAGATACCTTTGAACTGGAGATCAGGTTTGACAATCAGGCAAAGGTAATCTATGCAGAGTCCGAGCTTGGCGAAGACAAAGGAGTCTACTTCCACGACGAAGTTAATCTGGATGAAATAAAGGTGGACGCTGACACCTACGATTTTGCCACAAGAATCATTCCGCGCGGTAAGGATGGGCTGTCCATCGAAGCAATCAACGACGGTCTCCCCTACCTGGAAAATCTGACCTATAGCAGCAAGATCATAACCAGGTACTGGTCCGATGAGAGATACACTGTGGTCGAAAATCTGAAGGAAGCAGCACAGAAGAAACTGGACGTGTGGAGCAAGGTTCTGAAGAACTTCTCTGCCAAGGTATATGACCTGGCCAGAATATCCGGGATAGACATCCTGGCATATGAACCTGGAGATACAATCGAGATCGTTGATAAGGAATCCGGCATCCGAGAAAAGCAGAGGATTATCGTCCGGAAGAAATATCCGGATGAACCGAAGAAAGACACGATCACTATAGCCAATAGAATGAGACAGCTCTCAGACTCGAACCGAGAGGAATTTGACGGCATCAAGCAGGATTTCTCGGTGATCCGTGCAAACTTCCAGCTGCTTGAAGAATCGGTAGAGGGTAAGGTCTCTCAGAACGAGTACAACACAGACAAAGAACAGATGGAAGAAGACTACGCAGCCTTTAAGCTGGAGTTCGATAACTTTACGGTTACAGTCCAGGACGGTGGCGGAAACAATCTCATCAGAAACTCTGTAGGGTACGCAGGCGACAAGTACTGGGAAGTATTCTCAGGCGAAATGATACCCTCTCAGAGTACCTGGGTATTGCAGGGTGAAGCGAAGCATGGCGTGAAAATGGAAGGCAGTCTGAATGCTTTTTTCAACCACCTGGATCTTGTGGCAGGAGAAACATACACGCTCTCAATGAAACTTAAAAAAGGGGTCGCAGGGCAATTCGCACTGAGCATAGACGAATTCATGTCTGCCTATCTCTATGAAATATTAGATATCCCTGACGGAGAAGAATACGACGGAATCGTAAGCTTTGAATTTGAGTATGACGGGAATGCGATTGACCCAGTGCTCTCGATAGTCTCAGTGGACTCTGCAGTTGAATATACTGATCTGATGCTGGCCAAAGGATCCAATGTGAATTACTGGTCCCAGGCCAATGGTGAGGTCTATACACTTAGAGTGCAGACTGATGCAGACGGGATAAAGGTATTTTATGCGGACGGCAAAGGATACACGATCATGAGCCCGGAAGAGTTTGCCGGATATTACAATAATCAGAAGATCTTTACGCTCAACGGTGATATCACTGAAGTAATGGGGCTGGAAATCAAGGGCAAAGGCCTTTGGATGAGACCTATAAAATTTGTGCAGACCAATGACTCAGTAGACTTAGTATGGACGGGGGTGTAAGAGAGTGGCAGATATAACAAGAAACGGCGTGATGAATAGCCCCTATGTCAATCATACGTACTATCTCAAACTTGAGCTCACTATCCTGGAACAGGACATCGCAAACAATAAAAGCCGGATCCGATTAAGGCAATATGCTTACTCAACCAGTACAACGTATCAAGCTTGGTCCGGATCTGAGACAAATCCGTACTGGATAAAAATAAATGGTACTAATGTGGTGAGCGGCACGAAGTCCATGGACTTCAGAGATCTGAAGATTGTCGAGCTTGGCTTTTACGAGGGCTGGGTTACACATGCAGATAATGGAGAGCTTACCATAGCAGTATCCTCCGGATTCGACATCAATGGCCCCTCCTCTCTTTATGATGGGTATGTACCCTCTTACAACTGGGCGCTTACTACGATCCCCAGATACGCAGCCATTACAAGCTTTACGGTTACGGATATTACCTGTGTACAGTTTAAGATCAATTACGCGGTAGACAGAGCTATAGATGACGCAGAGTACAGCTTAAACGGAGGTTCATGGACTAATATCCCCTCCGGAGGAATCATCACCGGAAGGTCTCCTGGAACGAATTATAAGGTCAAGATAAGGGTCAAGGCTACCGCCTCTCAGCTCTGGACCTATAGCAGCGAGCTATCAAAGACCACTGTAGCCTTGTCCAGCATATCCTCCAGCGCGGACTTTAATCTTGAGTCTGCTCTTGCAGTATCGATTTACAGGCCTAGCGCAAGCCTCTATCATGATCTGACGCTTGAGGCATACTATGACAGCGCCTGGAGGGCTGTGGCACTTAACACCGCACAGAGTAATAGGACTACTTCGGGAAGCATCAGCCCTACAACATCAGCTTTAAATACTTTGTTCTCGAAGCACCCCACATCAAAGACAGTAAGTGTAAGAGTCAAGATGGTTGTCAGGTGGGGGTCGTCAGGGACTATCCAGGGCACGATCTACAAGACGGGTACCGCAAGCATCGTAAACGCCAATCCTACGATATCATCCGTTTCCTACCTTGATACATCGAGCGCGGTGCAGGCGATACTCGGAAACAATCAGAAGATCCTCCGAAATAAGTCCAGTTTAAGAGTGGTCGCAGGAACCGCGGTATCACAAAAGGGCGCCACTCTAAAAAATTACAAGGTGTCGATCGGCGGGAACAACTACAGCGTCAACGCCGCTGTATCCGTTACAACGGAGACGGATAAGGAGATCAATGTCGGGGCAGTCAATCAGTCAGCGAATCAGACCGCTGTGCTGACCGTGACTGACTCCAGGGGCAACGCGGTCACGAGATCATTCACCGTGCAGATGCTTGACTACCAGGCGCCTCAGATACTGCAGGCCGTCCCTCAGAGGCTTAACTCTTACGAGGAGCCTACAACGATGATCATTGAGGGCAGAAGGTACACAGTGAAGCCCTCCACGGTAGATGTGAATGAGGTCTATCTGAGGTACAGGATAAAAGAGAATCCTTCCGGCGCCTACGGGGCATGGATAGATCTTACCAAAACGGATGGATCCGTATCCGGACTCTGGAAGGCCATTGCGGTGGATCAGTACATGGCAGACTACCCGAACACCAAGAGCTATACGGTGGAGCTGCAGATCAGTGACAAGTTCACGACCTGGGTGAGCACCCTCTTGGAACTTCCAGAAGGTATCGCGATACTAAGAATCATGAAAGAGAAAATAATTGCAGGTGTGAATCTGGAGCTGCTCGATAACAAGGGCATCATCCTGGAATCTCCGAATGGCACCAGGTACATACTCAAAGTAAATGACAGCGGTACGATTACGACCGCGATAGCATAGGAGGTCTAATATGGACTATAAACTTTTTAAAGTAAGACTGGATCTTACGAAAGAAAACAGGCTGCCGATAAAACCCGTACAAGGCGAGTCGGCAGTCAAAATTGAATTTACTCTTGTCCACAACGCGCAGCCTTTTCCGATCACTGGAACCACGGTCAATGTGAAGTTCCGGAAGAAAGATGGCACAATCAGCCTTCTGCCCGGAGTCATCACAAACGCCGCCGCAGGAATCGCAGAGGTCAAACTCACGAACCAGGTACTCCTCTTCTCTGGCGCCGTAGTCGGCATTGTCGAGGTACTTGGCGATGCAGGCGTGGCCAAGTCCTTTATCTTTACCATGGAAGTGCAGCCTGGCGTTGATGATCCTAACACTGAGAGCGTGGATGAATACCCTGCAATCGATCAGGCTTTCCTGGATATCCAGAGCATCAGAAATGACTTCGATGCGATAGTCGCAGGTCTCACGGTAGATTCTGAGGTTATCCTTGCAAGGGGTGGTTTCGGGACTTTGAAAGACAGACTGGACAACATGACAACGAAGATCTCTCAAAAATCTAAAATATACGGCGTGCAGTTTTCCGGATCCAATGCCGAAGGGGTGAGAACTCATGATGCAATCGGAATGATCGCGAATGTGGGAGTAGATGATCAGCTGGTCCAAAATGACTTCGACGATGTGTCATTCTTCCAGCGCCCAAGATGCCTTGTTTATCATGACTCTGCAGGTAAGGCTCAGGTAATGACTTATGAAGGCGAGCCTGGTTTTGATCTGGGGGGTGCAGTCTTTGCCCCATACACGGAAAAAGCCCAGGTATTTTACGAACAGAAGCCGTTTTACTGGAACGGAAGCCTTGATTGGCCTCAAGTATCAGCAACACCTCTAGAGGGGTTTGAACTTGCACCGATGTTTAAAAATCCAGTGGATAAGGTCTATCTGCCATCTTACTGGCTAGGCTTGGACAATGGCAAAGCGTGCTCTTTGTCTGGTACGCATCCGGAATACAACTCCATCAATGGAAGTATGGCTACCGCCAGGACTTATCACGCTAGGGCTCATCTTGAGACCATGGCTGTGAGAATCAGTGAGTACGTGCTGCAGCTTGTGGAGTTTGCCACAAGAGACGTGCAGAACGTAATGACTGGCGCAATGTCCAATCGCTATAATGGAGATGATATCTCTATCTTTGCAGAGGATGGCGTAAACAGAATTGTTATGGCCAACGCCTCAGCGGATCAATTCGTGGTCGGTCAGACCATCTGCATCGGAACCACGAAAAACGGAAGCAATATCGCTACAAGAGTAGTGATTACAGCGATTGACGTGTACGATGCCTCAAACAAGGCAATATCCTTTGATGGTCCTCCACTCAATATCCCGTTGGGCGCTTTTATCTCTACAAGAGCGTGGAGAAACGGCGCAACGGACATTGTCAAAGCGTCCTCCGGATCACCTGTGAGCAACTCAAACGGAAGGTACCCTTGCATATGGAGAGGTAAGGTTGACCCTTGGGCTATGGCCTACTCTGGCATATCGGATGTACTAATCCAAAGGTTTGGATCTGGAACAGTAGAAGACCCTTATACCTATAACGCTTATCAGCTGTCGGATCCTACTCTCTACAGCAACGGCGCTATTGACGATAACTGGAAGAAGGTTGACTATAACCTAAGCCCGTCCGACGGCTACGTTACGCAGATGGGTAAGGATCCTAAGTCTCCAGCTGTCAGGATGCCTACGGCAGTAGGCGGGGCAAGTACAACGTACTACGCCTCATATTACTATTACGGCAGATACGCAGTGAGCGCTGTGTTCGTGGGCGGTGTCTGGTCGGGTGGCCGTAGTTGGTCTCCAGTCTACTTCTTCCTGCTTTACGCCCCGTCGGGTTCGGACCTCTTTCGTCTCGCGCGTCTTTTTGTATCCCCGTCTTAACGGGGGTTTGGGGGCGGTAGCCCCCATCATTAGAAAATAAAATATAGGGATTGAGCGCGCAGTGAGCGCTGTGTTCGTGGGCGGTGTCTGGTCGGGTGGCCGTAATTGTTCTCCAGTCTACTTCAACCTGAATAACGCCCCGTCGAATTCGAACATCAATCGTCTCGCGCGTCTTTGCTGCAGCAAAAAATCTTTAGTATTGCGCGCTCTCTTCCGTGCCCCTTGGCAAAAATTGCTGCAACGGTACGTGTTAGTAAGGCTTGACCCCAGGATACGTAAAGCGATAAAAAAGAACATCTTAGGAGTGACAATGAAATCTTACAACGTGGACAGTCTATTGACTGACAGAGAGACAATTAAAAAGGCGCTTACCACAGTATGTAAATCGAAAAAGAAGAAAAATAAAGGCAATAACCATAAATATAAAAAGGCGCAGAAGATCCTGAAGAATATAGATTTTTATGTGGAAGACATGCACAGCATCATGCTGGCCACTAAAGAAGCCTATATCCTACAACACAAAGGCCTCAAGATAAGTGATCATATTTTATCCAGGATGTACATCCCGAAGAAGTGTGAAGCATTTAGAATAAAAGATGGCCCATCCGGGAAAGAAAGAGATATCGTAAGCGTGCCTCTTTATCCGGATCAAGTGGTCCATCAGCTGATCATCGAATCCGGCAGCAAGCCGTTAATGAGTGGGTTTTATTACCACTCTTACGGATCCGTACCGGGCAAAGGATCTCACAGAGGGCAAAAGACAGTAAAGAAAATCATCAACAGACATAATTACATAGACAAGTCAGCGATAAAGTACATTGCAAAACTCGACATCACAAAGTGCTATCCAAGCATCCCGCATAAATACATTGAGAGCTTGCTCCGGAAGAAATTCCGGGGCTGGTTTTATATTGAGCTTTGTCTCAGGATCCTGGACAGCTACCACGCCAAGATTGTGGATGGCGAGAAGATAGGTCTATCTATCGGATACTCACCATCTCAATGGTTTTGTAATTTCTCCCTTACCCCGGTTGATTACTACATCAAGCATGATCTCAAGGTCCCTTATTTTATCCGGTACATCGACGACATGGTGCTATGGGGTCGGAATAAAAAGGAGCTGCACAGACAGGTAGCTCTTATTACAGATCTGCTCGCAAAAGAAGGAATACTCATAAAAGACAACTGGCAGGTGTACAGGTTTGACTACATTGACCGCCACGGCAAAAGAAGAGGCAGAGACCTGGATTTCCTAGGCCTTAGATTCTTCCGCGATAAAACCATCCTCCGGAAGTGGCTGTCCCTCAAAATCAGCAGGCAGAGTAGAAAACTCGGGAAACAAGAGATTATATCGGCGCGGAACGCAAGAAGCTTTATGGCCCGGATAGGCTGGCTAAGGCACTGCAACTCTTATAATTACTACCATAAAAACATAAAGCCAAATGTAAAAATCAAAAAGATAAAGGACGTGATCAGAAATGAAGACAGAAAGCAACGTGATGCCGCAGCATCCATTTGAGGTCGAGGTCTCTGGCGATTTTGTGGATATCCTTTTTTACGATGATGTAAAAGTGGTGCCCGCAACAGAGGAAAGAGAAGAACACTATGAGTACGATCTTTACCGTCTCACAGGGATCAGGAACAGGCCAGGGCTGGAAGGTACCATCGCAGATAATTTCGAGGATTGGTTTTCCATTGCTAAGCAAAAAGGAACCCCTCACGCGGAGGCTCCGAAGGTTGAAGATCGGATCTCCATGGTCGAAGAGGCTCTTTTATTTTTAACGTTAGGAGGTATGTAAAATGTACGGATTTATTCTCAACATGTGGATCATGAAGCGTATCACAGAAGCCCACGTGAGAGCTTATGAGACAAAAGGAACCATCACCAAGGAAGAAGCTGAAATGATACTCGCAACCCCTCAGATGGCGTAATGAGACCACTAACTGACTGCAGGACCTCTGAAAAGGGGTCCTTTCCCATACTGTAAGAACCCATGAGGTCACGAAAACTTAAAAAGGGTGGTGGCTCACATGGACGCAAACCAAGTCAATTTCTGGATACAACAAGGACCCTGGGCTCTCTTGTTTGTCTCTCTATTGGTCTACGTGATCAAGGACAGCCGGATGCGCGAGAAAAAGTACCAGGACACAATCGACAAACTCGTTGATAAGCTCTCCATCGTTGACGCGATTAAGGCTGATATCGAGGAACTCAAAAAGTATTTTAAAGGAGACGGTAAAAAATGAATGAATTAATCAGTCAAATCATCCCCATACTCATCACCGCGATCTTAGGTGTACTTGCAGTAGTAATAAAGGCTGTCGGAGACGTAGCCATAAAATACCTGCAGACAAAGAAAGAAGAAGCTATCGCAAAGCTCGGTCAGGCTGAGTATGAAAAGCGGCTTGCTACAGCCTTCGACATATGGGGCATTGTGGATGAGCATTTCCGGGTCAATGATTTAATTATACATACGGTAGATGACAAGATAGACATGTTTAATAACATGCTTTTAGACAGGATCCCATCACTCACACAAGAGGATCTTGATTATTTAAGGCAGACTATTGCCGGACAGATCAATCGCGGCAGAGAGGCATTAGACAATCCGAAGGAGGAATAGGAATGGCATATTTAATAGCTGATAAAATCATAAAAGAAGGCGGCCTGGTGATCAACCAGAAGCTCACTCCAGACGGATACCATAAGAAACCTAATCGAGAAATGAACATACAGGGCGTAACCGTCCATAACACTGGCAGCATCAGCACTTCGAAGAGCACAAACCCTGCAGAGCAGTATGCCAGGGCTACTTATCCAAACGGAAACATGGGCTGGGTAGCGGTCCATTACTGGGTACATAAGGGTATCATCTGGCAGCAGCTGAGAGATGACGAGCAGGGCTGGCATGCAGGCGGAACAATCCGGCAGAATCACAGAGGTAAAGCTATGGGTGGAAACCGCAACACGATCTCCATCGAGATCATAGGCGATGATCCGGAATCTGAAGAGACCGGAAAGAAGCTGGTCGCTCTCCTTTGCAAGAGGCATAAGCTTGATCCGATGCTAGATGTCTATACCCATAACTGGTGGATGCACGGTGTCGATAAGGTTGTTGCAGGGGCGAGAAAGAACTGTCCTATCTATATCTTGGATCACTGGGCTGACTTTATAAAGGACGTAGATCATAAACTCAACCCAGTCCAGGAGCAGAAGCCGGCGCCAGTTGATGTGGAATTCGCAAGCGGGCTTGTTAAAATCATCTACGCAGGTGAGGACGGAGTCAACGTGAGAAAAACGCCTGATTTCGGTGATAACATTGATCAGGTCGTAGAGCATGGTGAGGTCTTTACCGTGGTTGGTGAGACTGACCGTTTCTACAAGCTCAAATCGGGCCTGTATCTGGCCAAGAACGAGAACCTGGTGGAATACATCCCAAACAAGCAGTACGTCATCAGAGTGACCGCAGACGCGCTGCACTACAGATCAGGACCGGGGATGCAGCACAGCATAAATGGCAAGATCTATAAGGGTGGAGTTTACACTATCGTAGACGAGCAGGATGGCTGGGGAAAGCTGAAAAGCGGAGCTGGCTGGATATCTCTAGCCTATACCGAAAAGAAGTAAATAAGAGCATTTTAAAGGGGTATCCGTAATAGATACCCCTTTTTTATTTATATCTGCAGTAATCGATTATGTTTAATGCTATACTATAATAAAAATATTAGGAGGTCATCACGCATATGAAATGCCCTAAATGCGGAAGTGAAAACATATCTGTACAGGCCGTCACCGAAGTGAAAACAAAAAGAAGAGGCTGCCTTGCCTGGTCCCTGTGGATCCTGCTTGCGATCTGCACCTTCGGACTTATCCTGATTATCCCAGCGATCACCAACAGCAAGACAAAATCCAAGACCAAGAAACAGGCGATCTGTCAGGACTGCGGAAAATCCTGGAACGTATAGCCCCATGATTACTGGTACACTTGAAGGTACACCACACTTCTCAGAGCGTTGATTAAAGTCATCCATGGCTAAAGTGAACAAGTATCCCTCGTTCTCCGCCAAAAACACCCTAAACCGCTTATATCAAAGGCTCAAAGCCTGATTATAAGCGGTTTTCTTTTGTTTTTATTTTCTGATGTTTAGCCTTCTTTAGCCTTTTCTTATGTGATTACTGGTACACCCGTTGGTACACTAACTTTAAAATAGTGCACCCCCTAGTAAAAGGTGTACTATAGGAACTTATCTATATTTTTCACGCCTTTGATTTTAATATCAGGCATAACATGGGTATAGATATTCATCGTGGTTTCAAACTTCTCATGCCCCAGAAGCTTCTGGACTGTCTTGATTGGTGTGCCTGCTTCAAAATGTCTGGTTGCATAGGAGTGCCTAAGTCCTCTTACGGTCACCTCTGTGATCTCGTTCTCTTTGCAGAGCCTCTCCAGATGCCTTACAGGGGTTTTGTTAAAAATATAGGTCTCTTCTTTTCTGTTCGGATTGGGAAATACCAGTCCGTTTTTTGTTTTGCTCTCCCATTTCTTGATTTCCTGATGCAGCTTATTTGATAAAGGTACGGATCGCTTTGATGCGTTCGTCTTCGGGTCTCCCTCTATATCCTGGTATGTACCATCTTCCATTTTGACCCTTGAGAGCGATCTTTTCACTCTGACATGCTTTTGCCCACTAATCATCTTAAAATCATTCCAGCGCAGTGCCAGAGCTTCTCCAAGCCTTAATCCTGTGCCCAGGACAAAGTACAGCAGTCTATGGACCGGATCAGACAGATCCAAGGATTCCACCAGGATTTTCTGCTCTTTCTGAGACAATACAGCGGTGGCATCTTCTTCACTTATCTGTTCCTTCTTCATGGTGATCACATGAGCTGGATTGTATTCTATCACACGGTCCTCCACGCCCAGGTTCATCGCTCCCTTGATTATGATGTGGATGAGCTTAAGTGTACCTGGACTCACGGAAAGATCACCATACCAGGACCGGATCTGAGTGCTCTGGATCTCTCTCATAGGGGAGTAAAGGAAAGGACATATATGCTTTGACTTCTCAGTTTCAGTAATATGCGTGTGATAGATGCTTTCATACCGCTGGAGCGTCTTAGGGCTTACTATCGGCTTTTTAAGGATGTAAAGATATTTTCTTATGTAGATGTCTAGCGCTGTCTGATCAGCGTGTGGATCGTACTCAGGATTGGCCTGGAGGTACTCATCCATTTTCTGCTTTGCAGTTTCCCTGGACCTTGAAGCGAATCTCTTATAGATGGCTGCGCCTGTTTCAGGATTGCGCCCTACTTTGATTTTTGCTATATAGAGGTTTCTATTCTTGTCATGAAAAATTGACCCTTCTCCGTTTGCTCTTCTTCTTTTCTTGGCCATGATCACACCTCCTAAAAGTACGTAGTGGACTGTACGACTCTTCCGATGATGTGGATCTCATCTTTACTCATGCTGTATACCTTTGTTGTATAAGCAGGATTATTGCTCTCAGGTATAAGTGCGATGTTTCCGTCACCTAGGGTCACCCTTTTAACAGTAGCTTCATAGCCGTTTATACCTACAACAGCAATCTGACCTGTCTCTATGGCTTCAGTCTTCTCCACCAGTACGATGTCCCCAGGCCTGAAAAGCTTATCCATTGAGTCGCCCACAACCCTCAGAGCAAAATACACGTTTTCCGGATTGAATCTCTTCTTATCAAACAGCAGGTACTCTTCTATATTGTCCTGGGCCAGTATTGGCTGACCGGCTCTCACAGATCCTACAAGAGGTACCTTCAGGGTCATATCCACTTCCTGGACGTCATCGATAGTATATGGCAGGTCCATGGGTTCTTCGCCTTTAAATAATTTAAGCATTGTATTCATATCTCCGCCTAAATGCTTTTCGTACAAAATCAGGATATCCATGCTGGGTTTATTTCTATCGCTTTCAATCTGGCTAATAGTAGAGTTTGATACACCCATCTTCAAAGCTACACCTCTTTGACTTAAACCTCTAGATTCCCGCAATGTCTTTAAATACTCATTAATAGTCATCAGATGCTCTCCCTTACTTTTTTCACCATTATATACGTTAAGTGTTCGCAATAGCATACAAAATAAAAATATTTTAAATAAAGTGTTGACAATCGCGAACATGACTAGTATATTAAATGCATGGGTGTTGTCAAAAGTGAACATGCCATGAAGGAGGTGAACCATGAAGGTAAAAAAAGATGAATTTTTAAAGTACATGAATGTTTACAACTTGAACTTTACTGAAGTATCTGAAAAAATGCGCATATCCCGATCTTATCTTTGGGAAGTTCTCGAAGGCAAGAAACAACCGGGAAACAAATTCATTTTCGGTCTAAAACTTGTTTTCCCAAATGAACATGTAGAGAACTTTTTGGAAATTTAAGACCTTTTTATTTTTCTCTAAGTGTTCACAAGAGTGAACAATTTGTGATTAACAAAAATTACATATGTGAAAGGAGTGTAAACATGGAAACCGTTTCTGTACGGCAGTTCGTAGAACTCACAGGTATCAAGGAAGGACAGGTAAGAGATCTCACCTTCGCTAGAGGCTTCCCTTGTATTCGGATTGGTAAGAGAGTCCATATCTACAAGGATAAGGCGCTCAAGTGGCTGGAAGATCATGAAGGGAAGACAGTGCAGATCAAGCGCACTACGTTTAGGTGATCGCAATGAAGTTCTTAGTATGGATGACCTCACTGATCGTATTCGTTTTTATCACTGGGATGCTTGTCAGCTGGATGATGCTACTTGGATTCCATTAAGGAAGGAGGAAAGAATGACTTTTAGAGAAGTATCGAACCGGATCAAGGAAAATGTCCAAAGGACAGAAATAGACATCGAGGAGATGACAGAGAGACTCAACACATCCCCATCCACCATGAGACAGCTGATCAAAGGCAACTCAACCATGATGTATGTGTTCCTGGATTTTATTGAGGAGATCGGGTTGGAGCTCAGACTGAATGATCAGGTGATCACCTGTCATCAGGACATGCTCGACTATGCAAAATCAGTGCAGCCAAGCAGAAAACCTACTGTGATTCCGGAATCGACGACCAGAAGATTCTTCGCAGGCGAGAACGTGCAGATCGCTAGAGTGTTTAGGATCCTGGATGAAATGGGAATTGAGGTGAGAATAGTCTAGGAGTGAAAAAATGACAAACAGAAAAGAATTGTATTCGGACATGGAAAAGTTCGTAAAAACTCGAAATGCACAGAGACTAAGGTATTACAGAAAAACTCAAGGACATGAAAGGCGGCTCTGGACGTCAGAAGAAATAGACATGCTCATGACGAGCACGATGACAGATATGGAGCTTTCGGACGTAATCAAGAGAAGTGTGCAGGCAATTCAGATTAAAAGGAACAGGTTGAAGAAAAGTGAGAAAGGAGAATAGTTATGGAGGTTGAGTATGATCGTTGGGGTCGGATGAAATATAACCCGGTCTATCACGAGAATACAGGAAAGTACTGGACCATGGAAGAGATCCAATACTTGATTCAATGGTACGACATCATTGGAGCTGAAGAAATGAGTTTTGCTCTGAGCAGGACCATGGGAACGGTGCAGAACAAGGTTATGACCCTTAGAAAGAACAACATGATGAGAAAGCCTGATAAAAAGGTTTATCGGCCAAGAGAAGCTCATAGAGGCTTTGTAAGTGAGGTGAATACGTAAATGACAAGAGGAGATTACATCAGATCACTATCAGATACCGACCTGGCCATGTACCTGTATTTCAACAAGACCAGTACCAGATTGGGTTACAAGAAACTTATTGACTGGATCAAGGAAGACATAAAACCGGAGGAGGAAGAAAGGAAATGAACACCTGGAGATGGATCAAGAAAGAAATCTTATTTGCAGAAGAACTCACTGACAAGGAACTAGCCATACTGATGCTTCAGTGCCTGGCCGCTGTACCTGTAGTGATTATCTTCACCTGGCTGATGTTCGGAGCCGGATATGCGCTTCAGGGGTCATGGCCATGGTAAAAGACAAAGAAAAAAGGAGCCCTGCCAGGCCCCGATGGGAAATGTTTCTAGCACAATTATATCACGAAATTGGAGGGAAGAAAATGCAGTTAAAAACTGAGAAAGAAATGGAACTGGACAATCTAATCCTGGAGAGAGCTCACATCATGCAGGAGATCCAAGACCTGCAGCAGAAGAAAAGAGACTGCGACTACAAGATCAGTAAGCTGAGATTCGAAATGAATGAAAGAGAGGAAGACAAGTGATGGACGGATGTAATTTCTGTAAAAATGGCAAGCGCTTCCAGTGGATCCCAGTAACAGCTACTATCGCAGTCTACAATTACATCCTTGGAAATGAATTAAGGACAGTCATCGACTTTAGTTATTACGATCAGACGAACATCAAGCGGATCACCCACTGCCCATTCTGCGGCACTGAAGTACACGAAGCGCCGGATGAAGAAATGGAGGAGGAAGAATAAATGTGGATTCAAACACAAAGAGGAGATGCACTTCTTGAGGTAAAACATATCAAGCTGCTTTCGCTGGATAATGGAACGGTTATTGTCTTGGCAAAGCTTGACAGAGAAACAGTGCAGCTTGGTAGCTATCAGAAGAAGCAAGCTGAAGAAGTGATGAACGATCTGAAATGGGAAGCTAGATACCAAGGCGACGTATATGAAATGCCTGAACGAGACGAGGAGGAAAGAGGATGAAGAATCATATTGAAGCACTGCTCGCAAGAGAAAAGGAGAAGTTCAATGAGGCGGCAAAGAAGCAGGAGAAGATCAATGAGCAACTACAGATTTTGAATCGTGAAAATGATGAGCTGTTCATGGAAACGTCTTACAGAGCGAGAAATATTAACTTGCTTAATAGGATGCTGATTGAAGAGGAGGAAGCAGAATGAGCGTAAAAATCAATAAGCTCGAAATTGAGAACGTCAAACGAGTCAAGGCGGTAAGGATACAGCCTACTGAGTCAGGATTGACCATCATCGGTGGAGATAATAATCAAGGTAAGACTTCGGTGCTGGATGCTATAGCGTGGGCGCTTGGAGGTAATAGATATAAACCGTCAGATCCACAGCGTAAAGACTCTACAATCCCACCATCGCTCAAGATTATTATGAATAACGGACTTGTGGTAGAGCGCAAAGGAAAGAACAGTGATCTCAAGGTCATTGATCCCGCAGGGCAGAAAGCAGGACAGCAGCTTCTGGATTCATTCATCGAACAGTTTGCTCTCGACCTTCCGAAGTTCCTGGACTCTACGAGTAAGGAAAAGGCCAATACGCTTCTTCAGATAATCGGTGTAGGTGACAAGCTTTATGAACTGGAGCAGGAAGAGGCATCAGTTTATAACAAAAGGCACACCATCGGCCAGATCGCTGACCAGAAGAAGAAGTTTGCGAAGGAGCAGCCTTATTACACGGATGCCCCCAAGGAACCTGTATCAGTAAAGGACCTACTCAACCAGCAGCAGGAAATACTTGCCAGGAACGGTGAGAATCAGAAGAAACGTAGGAACCTGGAATACATCGAAGGTCAGGCATCCAATATCCAGAGCGTGATTGATGATCTCAACCGCAAGCTGCAGGAAGCTCTTGAAAGGCAGAAGGACATTCTCTCTGATCTGGAGATTGCGAAAAAAAGCGCGGTGGATCTCCATGACGAATCCACTGAGGAGCTGGAGAAGTCCATCGAAAACATTGAAGAAATCAACAGAAAGGTGCGAGCGAACCTGGACAAAGAAAAAGCTGAAGATGATGCGAAAGCTTACGAAGATCAGTATAAAAAACTGTCTCTGGAGCTGGACGAAATCAGAAAAGCTAAGACAGACCTGCTTAAAGATGCAGATCTTCCACTTCCTGGACTCACCGTAGCTGAGGGCGACCTGCTCTACAACGGCTTCAAGTGGGACGGAATGTCGGGAGCAGACAAGCTTAAAGTAGCGACTGCCATCGTCCGTAAGCTCAATCCTGACTGTGGATTTGTACTCCTGGACAAGCTGGAGCAGATGGACATGAAAACTCTGAATGACTTTGGCAAATGGCTGGAAGCTGAAGGACTTCAAGCGATTGCCACAAGAGTCAGCCGTGGAGAAGAGTGCCAGATCATAATCGAAGACGGATACAGTCTGGACAAGGAAGGGAAACCTACTGTAATTGAACCAGAAGAAACCCCAGCAATACAGACCGCAACCCCTACCTGGCAGCCAGGAAAATTTTAAGGAGGAAGAGAAATGAGAGAAAGAGAAATTGATTCGGAAATCACCTTCGAATCCATACCATTCAAAGCAATCCGTCCATCTCTGGATAGTGCCATTAGAAATGTGATCAAGAATGTCTATGAAGGTAATTTTTCCGGAGGAGAAATCACACTAAAAATTAAAGTTTCAATTGAGGATACGACCACTTACATCGATACCCCTGGAGTTCCAGATGGTATGCCTTACGACTTCAAGAGACCTGTTTTCGACAACTTAGTAACAACAACACTTAAAAAGGTCGAAAAGGAAGAATCCTCGTTCGGATCCAACAAAGTAGAGATCAGAGAGACGGAAGATTCATATGCTCTCTTTGAGATCCCAAGCAATCAGATGAAATTAAAAATATAGGAGGAAGGAAAGTATGAATATCAATAGAGGAGTAATCAAGAAACCGCAGAAGATCGTCATTTACGGTCCAGAAGGCATCGGTAAATCCACCTTTGCCGCTCAGGCGCCTGGAGTGGTCTTCATCGACACTGAAGACTCAACCACCCACATGGACGTGGCAAGGTTCGACAAGCCCACATCATGGACCATGCTAAGACAGCAGGTAGCTTACATCAAATCTAATCCAACAATTTGCAAGACTCTTGCAGTAGACACCGCGGACTGGGCCGAGAGACTGGCCATAGAGCACATCATTGCAAGTAAGTCCACGAATGGCAACATCAAAGGCATTGAAGACTTTGGTTATGGCAAAGGATATGTGTATCTGGAAGAAGAGTTCGGAAGATTCCTCAACGACCTGCAGGACCTGGTTGAAATAGGAATCAACATCGTGATCACTGCCCATGCTGAAATCAAAAAGATTGAGCAGCCGGAAGAAGTCGGAGGCTACGATCACTGGCAGATGAAACTGGAGAAGAAGACCATGCCACTTCTGAAGGAATGGGCGGACGTGTTGCTCTTCGCAAATTACAAGACCATGGTTATCAATGTGGATAATCAGGGAGCTGCCAAAGGTAAGAACAAAGCCCAGGGCAATCAGAGAGTCATGTACACGACGAGGACACCTTGGTGGGATGGAAAGAACCGTCACGATCTGCCAGATGAACTCCCCTTCGACTTCAGACACATTGCTCACATCGTTGGCGAAAGTAAACAAACGCAACCGGAAGTGCAGCAGACGGTACAGGTAGAGCCTCCAAAGCAGCAGGAACCACCTAAACAGGTTGAACAGAAACCAATGTCTCAAACACCGCCTCAGACTACACAAGCTACGCAAGCACCTAAGAATGACGATGATGTCCTCTTAGGAATCAAACCAACTACACCTCCGGCGCTTGCAGATCTCATGAGGGCCAATCATGTATCTGTTCCGGAAATCCAGGAAGTCGTCGGTCAGAAGGGATACTATCCAGCTGACACACCGATCGAAAACTATGATCCAGGATTCATTTCTGGAGTGCTCGTAGGGGCTTGGGAACAGGTATACGGTCTTATCAAAGTAAACAAAGAACAGATGACAATACCATTCAACTAAAAAAGAGGAGATTGATTAATTATGATGAACGATAACAACGCAACTGAAAGAGAACTGAGCTGGGACGATACCATTGTCAAAGACGACGCATTCATACTTCTGGATCCAGGCGAATATGACTTCATAGTCAAAATGTACGAGAGAGGACGCTTCAATGGATCCGAGAAGATGCCACCTTGTGCGCAGGCAACGATCCACGTGCAGATCAATACACCCCAAGGCGAAGTAGTCCTGAAGAATAACATCTTCCTGCACACTAAGACGGAATGGGCATTATCAGCATTCTTCGCCAGTATCGGCCAGAAGAAAAAAGGTGAACCTCTAAGAATGAACTGGAATATGGTCACAGGTGCCAGAGGGCGCTGTGAAATCGGGAACAGAACCCATGAAGGTAAAACGTACAACGAAGTAAAGAGATTCATTCCCATGGAAGACAGCCAGCAGACCGGAGGATTCACACCAGGAAAATTCTAAAGGAGGAAACTAAATGCAGCTGAGAAAATACCAGGCCGAGGCCAAGGAAGCCATTCTGAACGAATGGGATAAAGGTATAAAGAAAACGCTGCTTGTACTCCCCACAGGCACAGGAAAGACCATTGTCTTTTCAAAAGTAATTGAAGAAGAAGTCAGGACCGGCAACAGAGTGCTGGTCCTTGCACACAGAGGGGAGCTGTTAGACCAGGCAGCTGATAAGCTGGCCACAGCAACAGGACTTATGACAGCTACTGAAAAAGCGGAACAGACAAGCTTAGACAGCTGGTTTCGGGTAGTCGTAGGATCCGTACAGACATTAATGAGAGAAAAGAGACTGAAACAATTCGCTCCTGATCACTTCGGCACCATCGTAGTCGATGAGGCGCATCACTGCATCTCAGATGGATATCAGAGAGTCCTTAACTATTTCGACCAGGCAAGAGTACTTGGCGTTACTGCAACCCCTGACAGGGGCGATATGAAGAACCTGGGCACATACTTTGAAAGCCTTGCATATGAGTACACACTGCCCAAGGCAATCAAGGAAGGGTTCCTGGCACCAATCAAGGCGCTCACAATCCCATTGACATTGGATTTATCTACTGTAGGCCAGCAAGCTGGAGACTTCAAAGCAGCGGACCTGGGAGGCGCACTGGATCCATATCTTTATCAGATAGCGGACCAGATGATAGAACACTGCCAGGGCAGAAAAATCGTAGTATTCCTTCCACTGATTAAAACATCACAGAAGTTCAGAGACATCCTGGAAGAAAAAGGATTCAGAGCTGCAGAAGTCAATGGAAACTCGGAAGACAGAGCTGAAATCCTCGCAGATTTTGACGAAGGTAAATACGACGTACTCTGCAACTCCATGTTACTCACCGAAGGTTGGGACTGCCCCACCGTGGACTGCATCGTAGTCCTCAGACCTACAAAGATAAGATCACTCTACAGTCAAATGGTCGGTAGAGGTACAAGGCTATCACCAGGGAAGAAGGACCTCCTGTTATTGGATTTCCTCTGGCATACAGAACGCCATGAACTGTGTCACCCTGCTCACCTGATCGCACAGAACGAAGAAGTGGCCAAGAAGATGACAGAGAATATCGAAGCTGCAGGAATGCCTATGGACCTGGAAGTAGCGGAAGTAAAGGCTGCCAGCGATGTAGTAGCAGAGAGAGAAGAAGCCTTGGCCAAGATGCTGCAGGAAATGAAACGCAGGAAGAAGAGACTTGTAGATCCGCTGCAATTCGAAATGAGCATCCAGGCAGAAGATCTCACGAATTATGTTCCATCATTCGGGTGGGAAATGG